ACCGTAAACTACTAATATAATAATTATTTTTTTTTAGAAAATTTATTTTTTTTTAGTAGAGTCTGAGAGAGAAGAGTTACAAGACGTTCCAGCCGTCAGGGACCTGCAGTTCGCTGTGGTCTGAGGTAGGGATACAATTTGGCACCTTCTTACCCCCCTTCATCTTCATCCCCACCTGCTCATACCCCTTCCAACAGGGGTCCTCGGCGTTATCCATAGACTCCTTGATGGCCTTGTCCTTGGCAGCCAGGTAGTCTTTTGAGTCGATGTCCCCATCCTTATCGTAATCTTTTCCTTTAGTCATTTTATTTGTGTTTAATAATTAAATATTTAGAAAAATTTGTAAACTAAAATACAAAATCAAAGATGAGTAGGAGCGGATTCAGGAGATCTCCGACGCAGTTGAGCCAGGGTGTCCTCAGGGAGAGATACGTTCAGCACCTTGTACCCATCTTCCAGAGCTGCAGACTTGATAGCTCTCTTGGGACCTCTATATTCTTTGCCATCTTTGGCGTTGGGGATGACGACATAGAACTTGTCACTCTCGTCATCATGGACTAAGAAGTATTGGCGATAGTTCTGTGTACCGTCTTCTACTACTTTGTGACCTTCGGGAAGATCGATGGATCCAGAGCCCTTAGTTTCGTCTCCCTTGGGCTCTTCGTCATTAGTCCCCCCGTAACTGTGTTCAGTACCCCCAGTTACCTTGGCGGCACCGTACTTGCCTTCAGGGTCGTTATAGTAACTGCCGTTAGTATGGTACTCGTCTTCTTTTTGATCAGCCATTAGGTTCTTCTTGTCGTCCATAAAGGTCCAACCTTCGGGCTTGAAGACTTTTTTATCTTTCTTCATCTGAATCTTGATTAGTCTATTAGACCTTTAAACAATAAAAAAGGGCTCCCGAAGGAGCCCCCCTATCTATGTTGCCTTGACTCAGTTGCCGAAGTTCAGGTTAAGTTCGGACTCATCCACCTCTTCTGCCATAGACAGAAGAAGATTGGCGCGAATCTTCCACTTGCCCTCTTCGGTCTGCTCTTTGCTCTTGACAGTCAGGAGCGCAGGCTTCTCCCGGTTAATCTCCGGCTTGGTTGCCAGAAGGGGCTTGATGGTGCTATGAGCCCATGCGGCCCCGATCTCCCCCACTTCAGGGTAGTCCTGAATAAGAATCTTGTAAGTCAGACCAAACTTGGTCTTACAAGGGTAGTAGGAGATCACTTGATAGGGAGTGTCCACCTCCAGCGAACGGAACTCAACCTCCTGAGTCGCAGTGACTCGGTCTGAAGAGTTATCGCTATTAGACCCACGGGTGGCGACAGGCTGGACAACCGTAGCAATCTGCTCCGGCGCCTTCTTCAGCATCACTCCCATGGACTTAGCGTCCGGGGGATTCTTCCAGTCAACGAAACGAACCGCCACAGGAAGAACTACTTGCCCATCCCCTTGGGGATCATCTGCAGAGATGAAAATGGCAGGGTCTTCTCCACGACCGCTAAAGTTGAACTGGCCAAACTCAGCCTCAATCTCAGTACCATCAGGGCGAGTGAACTTGCCCTTCTCAGCACCGATAGGAATGAACTTGGAGCCCCACTGAATGTAAAGCTCACCCGTCTTTGTACCATCCACCTCATCCTGACCCGCCTTGAGAACGGGACCGAACAGACGAGAGTAGACTCCGTTGTCCGATTTGATCAGGAAGGTATTGTCTTCGGCAGGCAGCTCTTCACCCGAGAGGTAATTGAATACCACTGCCAGATTTTCCCGCATTGCTTTGGGAAGGTTGGCATTGGGGAGGGCAGTGTACTGCCTGGAATACTCACGACCCGAGAGCAGAACAAGCTCAGGGGCATTGGTGGAGACATTGATCGTTGTTACCTTAAAAGTTGAAGTCATTTAGTTGGTTCTCTTTTGTAATGGTGAAACCGGGGTTTCAAGTCCCCTTCTCACTGGATACATTATAATACACACTCTCCAAAATATCAACCGGGAAAATATGTACAAATGTTTAAAATGGACCCCCATATCGGGGTCTTAATACTCTTTCAACAATTTACGCACTGGTATTAATCTCCATCAAATAAGCTTGTGCTTCAATACGAATACTATACAGTTGTTTGGAGATCGGGTTTAGGGGGCAGAGAGGTGGTACATAAAGTACTAATCTATCCCCCAACCACAGTTGACGTTCAAAGGGGCATTTAGAGGGGATTTTGTCAATCCAGGCTTCTGCTAGCTCCTTAGTCCATGCCTTGGGGCGTAGAGCAGGAATAGAAACTTGGGGTACGTACTCGAGCATTGAGCTCCACCACTTAGGAGCTCTAGCCCTTCTTCCTGACTTTGAAACGGGGGTGAACATCAAGAGACTCTCATGATATAAGCCAGAGCGAAATACGGAGGGAGGTTGGCATTAGTGGTACCCACTCCAGTGGGGTTGACTGTTACCTGAGTAGACACTGTACCGGCGGGAGATACTGAGGGGGTGGCATAAAATTCATCTGCCTCATTCCCTTGCTGGATTCCTAGTCCAGCAGTATTTCCCTGCTGGAGAGAGTGGGTGCTTGGTTGGGCACCTACAAAAGTAGATGTCCCTACAGCCGTGTGAGAGTGAGAAGGCACAATTGCGTCTCTTGAACCCCCTTCATCCTCAACAGCATACCCCCCTACTGGACGTGTCGCCCCTTTGCTTACGCTAGCTCCAACAATAAATTTGCCTCTGAGGTCGGGGGTACCATTAGTACCATCGCACAGCTTCCAATTGATCAGGGAATTAATTTCAGTCGTTGTCCCCGACCACATAATAATACCACCGATAGGGGTAAAACCTCCATACCCAGGATTTACATTAACTGTGTACTGGTAAATGTCATCGCTACTGGACTCAGGGTCCCCTTCAGGGGGGTTGACCTGCTCAGTTGTAACCTCAATACCGACCCCGGCTTGAATAACACCGCTCAATCTTGTAGTTAATTCTCTGACTAATTGAGCTGCAGTTACGACAACCTTGTTACTGATCCCAAGAGCCGTACCAAACGCACCCCTAATGTCGCTGGTTTTTGCTAGCTGGACTAATCCAGCCCTGCCTCCAGTTGCATAGACTTGCGGAAGAGCAGCTCCGTTTACAGATATATCTCCAGTAGTAAGAGACTTAAATCTAGTAGTATTGCTAAAGAAAATGTTTGTCCCTTTTCCAAAAAGAATCGAAGACTCGTCTTTTAACAGCAAACTGCTACGAATAGCGACATTCGAAAAGACCTGATTAGACACTGCAGCATCAGACAGACCTTTTTTGAATGGGATGGCAAATTGTTCTCCGCTTCTGAGGTCAAATACCGTTGTACCAATAAAGTAGTTCCCCTCCTCATTCATGCCTGAAGCGTAAACTTTGCCCCCAGCCACTTCATCAATCAGTTTGGACAGTGCAAACTTCTCATCCAGCGGGTTGTTTTGGAAAGGGGGAAGGGCAGTATCGTAATTCAAATACCCAGCCCACTCCCAAGTGTGACCCGATGCTCTGATAATAGAGGGACGTCTCAGACCAATTAGAATCCCGAGCGTAGACACACTGGAGCTGGTCTTGATATTGATACGGTCTTCGTTAGGTGCAACATCACTTGAGAGCCAAACTCCACTTCTTGCGTTCATAGCAACAAGGGCGACTTTGGTAATTGAATCCTCAGGGTCTTCTGTTAGCTCAGGCTCGTCGTAGTCTAAGGTCGGATAGAGACTATCCTCAAAAGCTCTACGAGACTCTTCGCTTTGAACAAGGTAAGTAACATACTTTCCGTCATATTCCGGGTCCGTATTATCAGCCCCTAGAACTTCAGCGAGAGTTCTAATAGACGTAACAGTAAGGGGATTATCTCCAAGAGTAGCCCCTTGGTTAAGATTACCACCCGTAACCCCTGCTTGTTTTTCCAGAATATAATAAGGCTGAGGTCTGCGAATCCCCTTATCCTTACTAAATCCTTCAAGAATAACTCTATAAACTCTCTCGTCGTTGGTACGATTATCAACGCCCCTGATCATTCTAATCGGGCTGCCATTGATGATAAACTGTACATCTGCCAGAGGGCTATTGCTGTTTTGCAGCTTGTACTTAAATGCATCTTCTAGTTTCTTGGTCAAGAAACCATCGTTATTTGGTGTTGTGGTGTTGGTGATGCCGGAAGTATTAACCGTCACATACCATCTCCCCCCACCTGCAGTTTCGTCCCAAGAGAATATCTTGGACTTCTCATCTAAGTTACTAAATCCTGGAGATGAGGAGGAGGCGAGGGTGATGTTTGCAACGTAATTTACTGAGTTGGCACTCTCGTCAAAACCTGACAGGTAGATGCGCCGTCTCTCAGGGTGAGATTCCCCACCAGAAAGCAGATAACCACCAGTGTCAGAGTCTGGTTTTGTATAGGAAAACTGCCCGTACCCCATCAAACTTGCAGATGGAGGGTTGTTAATATTATCCCTCCCTGCAATATACACTCTGTAAGAAGAGGGGGCACTAGTACCTACTTTATTATCGTCGAGATATCCCTCTGTCAGACTATAGTCAATAGTAAGCCCTGTGCTCACCTCCACATCTTCCATGGCAGAAGAAAGGGGCTTGGGAGGGATGACCTGAACAACCCTGGTTCCAGTGTAGCCTGTACGAGGAGCTCCTTCGTCTTGGCTGAAAGAGTAGGTCTTATAGCCAATAGCCTTAAGAGAAATATCCCCGAAGTCAGAACATGAATTTGTGATTGAAAGATCTCCACCACTGTCTGAGACAAAATGGTCGGCGCTTCCAATCACAAAACAAGAAACAATTTGAATTACAGCATTATTACTCCCTCTAAAACCGACGTGTCGATACTTAAAGGGGTCTGTAGACGAGATCTTAAATCTCTTACCTCCGCTAGTCTCGCTAGAAGGGGGGTCGAGTAGATAGCTCCCATCTTCATAACAATTGGGATCTGTTTGAAGGCTAACTTGCGTGAAGTTGGCAGTCACCATCGACTTAAGACCATTGACAATTCCCCCATCTGCATGGAGACCATTCAGACCAAAGATTGACCTTACTGAGCAGTTGAAGACGTAGGGAGAGGACGACCGTGTGGAGTTTACATCCGGTAATACTGCAGGGGTTTCGCTGCCAGAACTGAGGATTCTTGTAGCCCCCGGAAGAGACACAGGAGGGTTTGGTCTGGAGTCTCCTCCAGGAGCCCCAGTCTGATTCTCCTCGTTGTCTTGATGTCTAAGATTGTAGGAGAGAGGGGCGGGTGCTACGATTGTGTATTCAGCCCCCACGGACTCTAGCCCATCACTACCCCATCCCTCTTTAACAGCAAAGAGGGAGTTGATCTTAGTATAGTAGGAAGCTACGCCTCCCCCTCCAAATAACTCCTCTTGCGAAGCAAATGTAACGGTGGTTACTGTGTTGTGAGTTCTGAAGTATTGAAGGTTATCTGTAAATGTCTGGAGTGAAACATACGACCCTCCCGTAACTTTCCAAATAGAAGTTTTCGCTCCAGAGCTTAAAGTAGGGACGTACATGGGACGCACCCTGACTTTCCTTAGATCAATACCATTGATCGAAATACCTCTAGGGACGATCACCCCACCCCCAATAGGGTTGACAATTGAAAGGTTGTCGTAGAAAAGCTCATCTCCAGAGTTAAAAGTACCGTTTACATACTCTAAAGTTACCTTCCAAACTGAAGAACTTGAGCTAGTCTTGCTGAGTTTGGAGATATTACCAACTCCGCCACTTTCAGAGTACAATACCCTGCCCAGATTAAGGAGAGAGGGAGGAGTAGTGCTTGTGTCATTTGTTTGCACCTCTATGACAGTGGCTTTATTTCCTTGAATACTGTTCAGAACAGTAAGGCCAATCGGAACTCTTTGAATAAGCCCCTCTTCGTCTGTTAGTATTGATGTTCCGCCACTTCCAGGGGAGTTATCAACATAATAATCCCCCGGAGCTAACTCAATGACAATCTTATCGTATCTGTCATTATACCCTCCTTCTCTTCTGCTCTCTCTAACCGCCTCAACAATAGCCCTCTCAGGAGTGCGGAAGGGACGCTCAGGGTCTACACCGCTGTTACTGATGGAGTCATCCCCAATTGTCTGATCCACATAGATAACATTCCTGGGTCTAGTAATAATCCCACTCCCAGCCGTACCTGCTCTATCACACCTCTGAGCCCCAAGTACAGTAAGCAGACCTCCTTGTCCGTTGGAGTAAATAGCAACGGTTTGACTATAATTTTTATAGCACTTCCCAGTCCCTAGCTCATACTCATAAACCCCTTCCGATGGGTTGGGGTACACAGCGGGGATGGACTGCCCATCGGGGCATTGTTCTGGGAGTCTTTCACCTACATACTCCTTCCCTCCGCAGCTAAGAAAGGTCCCAAGAACAGGGTTACAATCTCCCCCAGGCGACTCTTCAAATTTCCACTGACTAGTTTCTTCATGAAAATAGAGCTCAAGATGGGAGTCCCTTACATTAACAACCCAGTCATCAATCGATCCATTAATTTTGACGACATTTTCGCTCTCAGGCAGGCGGATGATAACTGGGTATCTGTCAAAAGTACCTGAGATGTCAGCGATTGCAACTCTGTCTGAATCTTCTGGCGAGTCAGGAAGGGTGATGACAAGGGAGCCGTTGGAGGTATCGACTATTGCTCGATCCCAAGTGCTAATTTGTAGAGACTCACCAATAATACTTGTATTGACAAGGTTACGAGGATAGGTATTGAGATTTCCAATATAAGTCGAAGGTCTAAGGTCGACATATCCATGTCCAACAACTGTGTCAGGGTAATTTTCTGTCCCCAGAAGAAGAGCATCGCCATTTGCATTCAGGGTTAGTTTTGCTAGGGGGATGTGTGGGGTGGTAACTGATGGGAGAGTTGGAGCGATAGAGAGAAGGACGCTCTCGTTATTCGCAATTTTTTCAAGGGCAGCCTCCTCTGAAAGATATACATAATTAACCTGTGTACTCCCGACAAGCTGGACTAGTTGTCTCTCCCAGGAGACCTTGGCCCCTGTACTCAGGATGGCACTTCCTCTCTCTACCCGGACGGCGTTTCCTGCTTCTGTTGAGACCAGAGCTGGAGGGCCAAAGGTGACCAGGTCATTGTCAGTGTTAAATCCTAAGACAATTCCATCATAGGCCATTCTCCCCAGAACTGATTGAGGTTCGCTCCCAGGGTCGGCTACCTCCCAGTCTTTCAGCTTATCTCTACTGCCAATGGCCCAAGACGCATGTTCGCTATCTGTAGGCTCTCCATAGTACCCCTCTCTCGGGGGTGAAGAGAAGTTAGACCCTTTTTGTACCTCTTTTAGAAAGTTTCTACGAACAATCTGCCCGGTTTCAAAATCAATCTTGTTCAGCATGGCTTAGATATTATAGTGCAGTTAGTTTTGCCCAAAGAAGTCTTCCCATCCACTTATCTCCAGGACCAAATGAGAAAAGTTCTATTACAAGAATCTGATTATCTCTTTTATAGTGGTCGATGGGGTTAGTTCTAGTAGAGGTTGATGTGGGGTCCCACATAGACTTTAAACCCCAATCTACGTCATAATCAAAATAAGCAGTAAATGTGCTTAGCGATGTGACGTCTGTTGGGAACCTTAGAATATACCTATTTTCTTGATAAATACCTACCGGTACAATTGTAGGATCAGGGTTTGGAATTGGCAGATTGACGGGGTTGGACAGGTCTATTTCTGTGTAATTTGAGTAAAAGGGGTCTCCAATGGGTCTATTTTTAACTGCACCCCCTAATTCTACAGGGTTGTTAATGGCATTTCCTGCCCACACCCTGCCGTCCGCTGTATTAATCGCCAATTCCCCTTCAAGGAGGTCGCCACTAAAGGGCTGTTCTCCACTTAGGGGCGTGTTTAGCAATTGAAACGTACCCTCTGCCATTTTTTCACTGTTACAACTCAACTTTAAACTTAGTTTAATGTATATATAGTGGGGTTGAATGGTGACAGTCACGAATTACGCTACTGACTCTTACAGCAATCTTGCTGGATTGGCAGCTGTTGCTTATAACAGTCCTGATTACTTTCGGGAAGTAAAAAATCAGATCGTTCAACAGTCTCCCACCAAAGATTTTGACCAAAATCTACCTTCGAGCTTGTTAAGTGGACTGTTTGGACAAGGAAATGAGATAAGAGATATTATCAAGACCTCTCTCGAGGATTTACAAGATGAGCCTAGTGATTTTAAAGACTGGATTGATGTTAATAAAGACAGGTTGGGGGGAGAAGAGTGGTCTCAAAAGCTATCAAATCTAATTGAGGTAGAATTTTTTAATAATTTAGATAATAACCAGTCCTATAACACAAGCCTAGAAGACCATCTCACATCTTCCTTGGATGTTTTTGGAGTTTCACTTCCTCCCGACCTTATCCCTTTGCTCACTCAAAAGATCTCCTCAAACATGAGATCCTACCCCTCAGTGGGAAATGAGGTAGACTCAATAATTTCAATTGCCAACAACAATCCCTATACCAAGATCGACAAAGTTCCCCCTGACACCCTTCTAACACTGTCCAACTCTGTGGATTTAGGCTATGCTCCCAACGGAGCTTCAATTGTATCGGGATTTCTTGCCCTATCGGACTATTTCAATAACACTCCCTACCCTGGAGCAAGGGAGGGGGTTAACAATCTACCTTCTGGTTTATCTGACTCTTTAAGAAATGGTTACATTAACTATCCCCCCTATTCTATGGAAGCTCTCTTCAATCCTGATAGCTCTGAAACAGTTAATCTGGGGATGAATGCAACACTATCCAGTGCTCTTAATGAGCTCAAGGATAGGGATCAGTCTCTGTTATCCGAAGTTGACAAGGACGTTTACAACCTGAGTCTAATCACCTTGGATCTTGCTGGGTACACAACCTACGACCCCTCTGCTAACATCAATGGGGCTTATATAGATATCCCCAAATCTTCTGTCATTGAGAAAGGGACAGCCTTTAAATAATCATGAATATCTACGGACCAATCCTCCCCCTGCAGCTAGACTCGAGAAATCTAGTTGATATTGTCAGAGCTATACAGACTCGGGTTAATATAGAGTCTGATAACACTCTGACAGACTTCACACCAGCCTCCCCTTTGGCAGCAATAAGCGAGGGCCAAGCTTTCGCCCATGCAGAGTTGCTTTATTATCTTAACAACCTTCCAGAAGCTTTTAGTATTCAGTGGTTCAGACAGTTAGGAGTCCAGAGAATCATAGGGTCGAGATCTTTAGCAACACTTACTTTCTATCCTGAGCTGGGGTATGGAGGGACCATCCTAATACCTCAAAATACAAGGTTCATTACGGACTCAGGTCTAGCATTTCTACTTACTAATCAAGTTGTTTTAGACGCTAATAGTTTAAGCGCTACGGGAGTGGTCAGATCTGAGAGGTGGGGAAGTGTTTATAACGTTGGAGAGGGGCAGATTAACAGAGTTAATAAGAAAATTTTAGGTCTTAATCGGGTTACTAACTTGACCCCTGCAGTAGGAGGAAGAGATGTTGAGACAATCAATGAAATGAAGACCCGAGTTTTTGAACTCCTGTCCAGAAGAAATCTAACAACGCCTTCTGATTTTGAGAACGAGATCAAATTAGTTGCCCCCGAAGCACAGATCATCAAAGCCCTTACTTACGAAGAAAGGTTTAACTTTATATCACAAGATGTTGGGGGGGTTTTTATTGTTGCTGGTGATAAGGACGGGAGAGCCCTCTCAGAGGAATCTCAACAAGTAGTTACTAAATCTTTCAAAGACAGGGTTGTTATGGGGACCAATGTCTCCATCATCCCGCCAAACGTGATTCCTATTGACCTAGTATTAGATATTTTTTACAACCCTGAGACACTTTCTGTTTCATTAGATGAGGCTGCCAGGAGCGTATTTTCCAGTCTTTCTTCTTATTTTGATCCTATTTCTCTAGGATTAGGTGGAGGTATTCAGTATCAAGAAGTAGTGAAAAGGCTGTACTCTGATAACCAAGATGTGATAACGGCTATTAACAATCTGTATATTAAGTTGATGATTCTGGACGAAGAGAATATTGAAGGGGTTTGCGCTGGTTTCTCTGGTGATATTGCAGAAACAGAAGATGAATGTCTGTATAACTACCTGTCCGTAGTTGATTCGTCTAATCAAAGCTATGTTAACAACGATCCCGTGGTGTCGTATAAGCTATGGAGATGCAGTATCTCTTTGACTTCTAATAAGACCCCTACCTCGTTGACCTTTACTTATAAAGACCTCTACACCCCATGAGCGCTTGGACTTCCACCTCTGCCTTCTCTCGTAGGGGAGGCAATCTCTCAATTACCAATGGTAGTTTGACTGTCGAGTTCGACAGAACTAAGTTTAGTAAAGTCTTTTCCAGCAAAATTGGCGCTTTTTCCTTAGGAGAAAAAGATGTAAATCAGTATAGGAATAAGGCCATTGAATCTTTCTCTTCTTTGTTCTTTGTAAATAGTGTTTATCTAGACCAAAGAATTATAGATCCCAACTTAGACGGGTCTTTTACTGTCCTGGCTCATGGCGCCATCAGTCAAAAGAGATCTACAGAGAACTGCTCAGCAGTGGGGATGACCTGCTCTGAAGGGACCAACCACGTCTCATGCCCCCGAGGGAAGTGTGTCTCTGGTAGGGTGTATAGGGTAGAGGAGGAGAAGTCCGATGGGACAATTAGGATAAGCCCTAATAAGTGGAGATATGAGTCTCCCAGTGAATCCTATTACATTCTTCAAGAGAATGGAACCTTGAAGCTTAGGGGTAATCGGCTAAAAACAAGCAGATGTACTAATATCCTCATCCCCCCTAACTCGTATCTAAAGGGGGACTTCCTGAACTACCTCCCAGGGATCATAATAATCGGTGGGGAGAGTAGCAAGGGTAGGTTTATTTCTGAAGGTATTAAGCAGTCTTCCTACTATAACCCTGATAATCTGCCTGTTGAGAGCTTTATCTACAGCGGTCTCCAAGAGCTAGGACAGCCCTGGTATGATTTAGCTTTGAGCGAGATTGAGGAATCCAGAGGATTGTATGAAAATGATAAAGATTTTCTGGGGGACGTGTACGAAAGACTGAGTTCTTTATTTAGAAAAGCAATACAAGTAACCCCTAGCTCATTCACTCAAGGCAGAGTCTCTACTTACAGTAAAGAGTTATCACGCCCTGTATACTCTCGTCTCCCAGGGACTTCTGGTGCCTATAGCTCCATTGATTCAGAAGAAACACCTGCTAAATGGGTGACGTCAGGAACTGATGAGCTTCTCACCGACTCCAAATCAAAGATTGGCAATTTCTACAGAAACTATTTAGACCCCGATACCTGCTACCCTCTGAGTCTTGATTGGTTAGCTCAACATGTGGGGTTATTCGGGGGTCTCTGGGATACTACCTGGCCTGTCTCTGTAAAAAGAACCCTGATTAAAAATGCTTTTGGATGGTGGGACAGGGAGGTAGATGGGGTTAATCATAAGTCAAAGATTCTCCAGGAACCTCCCTTTACAACCTCATCTTTGTGGACAACAGAAGAAGTTAATCAAAACATAGACTTTTCAAAGATTGAGAGATTTACAGTCTCCAGTTCTAATAACACAATTAGCTTGGTTGGGAAGTTTAGAACTACAACAGTCAATACCATCTCATCTACAGGTGTTAGTAGTTTAACGGCAGGGTTTACAAACGATCCTAAATTCAGTTCTTCCGACTGGAACGGGTTGATGGAGTCAAAAGGAGGGGCTTTAATGATCGCCTTTTTTGTATCGGTCTTCAATCTAAAATCCCACGTCCCTTCTGAGCTGGAGGTTATTGATCTCGACCAGGGACAGTTTAAGCCAAAAAGCGGACTAAGATCTTTAGAGGTAAATGCTCCTCCCCTCCTCCCCTTCAAGCGAGAGGTCTGCCAGTGCGGGGATTATTCCGATCTACGGGTTGGTAATTTTAAAAATCAGTTAGTTGTAGGGTTCTCTGCAATTTGTGAACCCTTAGATGCAAAAACTTTAATCTTCAGAGTCCCCTATTATTACAATAGAAACGGCAGAAGTTGGTCCAAAGTAGAGTATATAGTTAAAAACTGGCTCCCTTCTAACTTGAACTCCAAAGTTCAGTACCCCTACCTATCTGCAGATCTTTGGGCGGTTGGGGACGCCTTTTTTGAACCAGATTATATTGAAGTTTGATGGACTTATTTAGAGACCTTGTAAATACTCAAGAAGCATTAGAGAGGACCATAAAGACTTTGGGGGTCCCTTTTGCTGATCCTTTTAATGAAGAAGCCACAATCTCTCAAGTCAATGACCCAGAGGGGGAGGGAAGAGTCAAGGTTATTTTTAAAAGAGACGGAGTTGAGAGTGATTGGCTGTATGTTAGTGGGTCTGGTTCAGGCAGAATAAGCTCTCAGTATATCGGGGCTAGGTGTACTGTCGTTAAGATCGGTGGAAACGCTGCAGCGGGAATTGTTACTAGTATCTATAGCAATGGTTCTGGCAACCCCGTCCAAATACCTGTTATTCAGGAGCAGCTTTTTTCCAGATCTAACGACCCAGGTCTTCAGTGTAATGAAGAAAATAGGGGGAGGGTTTATGTTGTATCTAATGAGTTCGGGCAAGATCTTGTCATTTGCAGGAGAAGAAATAGCACTCAGAGAGATGGCGCAGATAACCCAGTTTGGAGTTGGAACTCTCTGACCCACAATGAATGGATTGAGAAAGGTTTTGACCCAGGGGCTGCTGATGAACCTGTAGTATTACCCCTCTACAAATCCAACCCTGGAATCCCTAAATGTACCAAGGATCTAGCCGGAGAGATTCATAGTTTTTCCGAAGATCGAGCATATAGGTCATTTCTTATTGAGTGCAAAAGAGATGAGAACGGAAAGTATGGATGGGCTCCCGTAAGCTCCACCCCCACCTTCTTCCGCACCACTTTACCTAATTGTACAGAGTCTATTCATGGAATGAACGCTCTGATTGATACTGGCAGGGAGTCAGAGTTTGTAGTCTGCCAAAGATATTCGGGTAGCATGAAGTGGGTTAAACAGGGAAGGAGGGAGCCTATGCAGTTCTTCGATCAAGACCTACCCCCGCGTAAGTCTGAGTGGATTCAGAAGATGAACTCCATTCCCCTTCTTAACGTCCCTTCCCCAGCAGATAAGTCTTTAGCTCGTGGATTTGAAGACTTAGTAATGATGGAGGCGCTTATGGCAATCTCTCCAGTTGGAACAGACCCTTTTCTTAGAACTCTCTTAGATGCAGCGAACGCCCTCCCAGGCGCCTTTGACTCTGCCACGACTTGGTCTAATGTGGCTAAGACATTGATTGTAAATAAAGGGACGTTGCCTGTTGAGTCCTTAATCTCCCAGCTATCTACTGTTTTTAAAGAGGGAGGGGATATTAGCTCAGGTACTTCTGAAGTTCTCTCTAGACTAGGGGGAGTGGCAGATATTCTAGTTTCTGGGGTTAGGACCAATAACACTTCAGAGGCTCTTCAGACTATCGGAAAGAAGGCATTGACAGAGGCTATTGCTTCCTTCTCTCCTCAGTTAGCGGGTGTGTACTATGGCTATACGATTGGGGGAGCCTTAGGTGCAATTGACACGGCAGTAGCGGTGGGGCTTGACGTCCTACCACCAACCCTAGGACAGATCATGTCCCCCATAGCTCTTATTGGAGAAGCGGCACTTAAAAAACAACCTATCTCCTATGGAACAATTATAGACGCTGCTGTGAGCGGCGGGCTGGTAGATGCAGTAGCGTCTATTGTTCAAGGCAAAGGGGATTTTTCTAGCTTTAATTTTGACTCTCTATTAAGCTCTGCTAGTCAGGGAAGGTTTGGAACAATAGCTCAGACTATTTCAGACTTTAGAAACTTATCAAGCATAACTAAACTAGGACTCAGTGACCTCCCCCTCACAGCAACTACTGCCCTGGGGCTATTAAAGCTAGGGAGTGGGTTTGCTGACTTCTTGGGACCTGGGGGGCTGGGACTGAAGAAAGCTTCAGAATTTCTAGATAATGCTAATGTAGTCTCGGGTCTTATCTCATCCATCTCCTCTCTTCTTCCTATTAAATCAGGCTGTCCTTGTGACCCCTCTTGCAGAAAAACGGAGCATGGGGTCGATTCAGATGGGTCTAATCTGCTTGACAAATGTGGTGCCCTGCCTGCCATAGGGCGTACAGTTAGCAGTGTAACCTCAAATCCGCTAGATATTAATACAGGAGTGATCGCTGTAGCTAAAGGACTTCTTCCAACGGGTGTTGGGGAGATTTTAGAAGTTGGAACAGGGCTTGATTTAAGTGGTCTTCTTAAGACAGGTAAGCTCGCTAATCTTCCAGATACAGTTTGGCATGCAAAAGACTTAGATCAACCAGAGTTTAATGCTGATTTAGCTTACTCTTTTGAGTCTGTACAAAAGGCCCTCCAGCTTGCAGATAACAATATCACCAAAGTCGAGTCTGTTAATCGCAAACTAATAGATGCATCCTATGGTATTTTGTCTTCAGTCTTAGATGTTGAGGTCACTGGGGTAAAAGGTGTGCAACCTGCTATTGGCAGTCTTAATAAGCTCATGGAGATTGTAAAACAGAACTCAGAAGCTATTAAGGACTTGTATAAGTTTACCAAAAGCTTAGATACTAGAAAAGATGGACCGAGAGCACCCGTTGTACCTACTAGTGCAATTACCAACTCTATCCGTAGTATTAAAGAGCTGGTAAGTTTGAATAGTCTTACTAAAAAGGAGGCACAAAAAATCCTAAATAACAATGTCCTAAGAGCTGATAAGGAATGGAGATCCCTATCCCCTGGGCTTGATAAGCTTAATCTCTCTGACGTTATCTTGGGAGGTGCTAGCCCTGACGTCCCTTTAACCTTTGAACCAGAGGACATGGGGACTAAGTTTGACAAAAATAGAGTTCTAAGTATTAGCCTAGCGTCCCAACTTAACAACACCACCCCTCAACCCAATTCTTTGACTCAAAGATTGTTCTCAGATACGCCAGAGGCACAAACTATTTTTGAAGAGATTAAGGATAGCAATAAGGGGGAGCCTATCTGCTGATGAATAAGATAGAATTAGCGAAAGAAAAGTTAGTAGTGAAAGATATGGAGGCCAATATTGCTACCTTGTCTAATTCGGATAAGCTTGAGCTTTTGAGACTCAGGTGTAGGACTGACTTCCTAACTTTTGCTCGTTACATTACGTCAGAGGTGTCTACATCTGGCGTCTTTCAACCCTTTAAGGTCCATGGGCTTATTGGATCTTATTTGCAGAGAATTGGGGATGGGGACAGGGAGTTTTCACGCACAGCTATCTCTCTCCCCCCTCGTACCGGTAAATCACTGCTCATCTCCAAGGTGTTTCCTGCCTGGCAGTTGGGACGGTCTCCTGCTGCTCAGTTTATTATGGCGTCCTACGCTCTTAAACTCTCTAACGAGAACTCCAGAGCAGTACTAGACTTCGTCACTTCTGATGCATTTAAGTGGATTTTCCCGGAATGTCCTATCGACTCGGAAAAGTGTAACTTAAAGTTTATTAGAAGTGGGGTAGGTGGGTTGATAATGGTTGGCTCTGCATTGGGTGGTGTTACGGGTTTTGGTTTTGGCGTGATTAGTGAAGATGATCTTCCAGGGGTGGGGATATTGGATGACCTTTTGGAGGACGGTAACTCGATTGCAACAATGGAGTCTACTTTTAGCTGGGCGCAGACGCAGTTTTTAACTCGAGGGCTTCCGAATAATGCTATTATCTCCATGGGGACTCGATTTCATGTGGATGACGTGATTGGTAGGCTTTTGAAAGCTGACCCTGATCGATGGAGGGAACTTAATGTCCCAGCTCTTTGTACAGACGAGGAGACAGACCCCCTAAATAGAAAACTGGGGGAGTCCCATTGGCCTGAGTTCTTTCCCGTCAGGGAGTTGGAGGCGATTAAAAAACAAGGTGAGGCTGTATTCGACACCCTGTACCAAGGCCGACCTATGGGAGAACAGGGGGCTATTTTCAAACAACCCTGGTTTCAATTTCATGAAACCAATTCTAGCAGGTACGACTTTATCTATGCCACCATTGACACGGCATATAAGGCAGAGACCAGAAATGACTTCACTGCTGTTTGTATTTGGGGATATCATAAGAAAACTCGCAAACTCCATTTAATCCATGTCATTTTAGAAAAACTGGAGTTCCCCCAGTTACAGAAACTAATTCCTGAATGGATGGAGAGATGGGGGGTGAGGTGTTTGTATATGGAGGGGAGGGCTAATGGTATTCCCTTAATGCAGTCCTTTAAAGCTGATCTTAATATAACAGTTAAAGAGTTAGTTCCTAATAAAGACAAGGTCTTAAGAGCTAATGCTATTGCACCTATTGTGGAAAATGGCAGAGTCTCTATCTATAAAAACATCCCCCACCTGCCGGAAAGACTTTCTGAACTTATGTCCTTCCCCTTCATTAAAAATGATGATTTCGTAGATGCTTTTGTCTATGGAGTCCAGGTCTTCAGAGATGAGATTATGGGGGGAGGGGCTATACATGGCGGGACTAGGATGAAACTCCCCACCTATAACCAAAACTACTCTACTCTCTCCTCCAAAAGATCTTCTCTAGGTGTCACGGGGGTCAGAGGATCTGGGTATAAAGAAGGTTTGAGATGGATGTAGACATGAGAACAAGTTTATGGTATAATTACGCAATACTTGATAGTTTATGAATCAAGAAAACTTTACATATAAAGTTGTGTTCTTCAAGCAGCCAGGGTGTGTCGCCTGTGGAGCAATGGAGCCCATTTGGGCTGAGGTTGCATCAGATCTGGCTACTAACTACCCCCACTACAAGATTGGTTTTGGGACCTGGGATGTTACTAGTGACGACTGGCAATTTTGTGACCTGGTTGGATGCGATGGAACTCCAAACTTCATTGTACTCAATGATGACAATGATCTTGTCAAGGTAAATACTGATGGGATTCTGGCTGCATCGCAGTTAAAGGACTTTATTCTAAGCGCTATCGAAGGTGATAAATGAGCACTGAACTAACCCCCAGGCCTAAGAAGAAGGACCGTAAGTCCCTCAACCCAAGGAGAACAACTGAGGCAGATAGGACAATTATCAGTCAAATGTGGAAAGCAACACAAGTTGCGAGAAAGATCTCCTCCTTCACAGGGCTTAATTATGAAGATCTAAGGGATGTCGCCCTGGAGTACATTGTACGGCTTCATAAGACTTGGGACCCCAGCAAGGGGGCTAACTTCTCTACCTGGGTCAATAGGAATCTGCAATTTCACATGTTAAATTATCTAAGAGACCACTCTAGATTGGTAAGGATACCAAGATCCTACTCCGATCTTTATCTTAAGATTAGAAAGTACTTGGTTGATAATCCCAATATCTCCGACGAGGAGGTTGCTGAAAAAGCTGGGGTTCCAACTAAAAAAGTTGCCCAAGTTAGAAAGGCGTTCTCCATGACCTTTACGGAGCTGAACGACCAGTCAGAAGTGGTGGAGGATGTGAATGTGGAAGACGAGGGGTCATTGGAAGGGTTGTTCTCCTCTAACAAAGAGATCCTATTTAAGATCGCAGAATTGGACGAAAAAGATGAAGAGTTTCTTACAGATGTTCTAGTAAGAAAAAGGACTCTGGCTACAATTTTTCGTAAAAATCCTGAGCTAAAGAATCAGGTGGATGTTAATAAGAAAACAAATGACCTTATTGGGGGGATTCTATGTCTAGATCCAAAAAAACTTTAATCCTCAATGAGGAGTACAACAAGACTTCCTTTGGTAAAAAATGGGCTGAGATTACCAAATCCAACCAGCTCAATACTTTCTTGTCTGGAGAAGATGAGAAGTTTGTAGATAGTGTTATGAGCATGATCCCAACTTATAACCTAATAAAGTCTAAGGGTCAAGTTCGCTACAAAGTTATTAATAAAAAGTTTCAGTCCAAGGGGGTCAGGGGGATTGTAATGGTCAGTCCCAACTCAAAGACAGAGATCTGGCTGGGGAAGGAGAAGATCACCAATACCCTCTTCC